TCAAATGTGATGTTGCTATACCTGTCACCGCTTCCAATCAAATATCTATTGCCGGAGCAATGGATACCGACATCGGAACCGCGCAAATGTCTGTCTGTCTAATTTTTGCTTAGGTAAATAACAATGGCAAGAAAAAGGAAGGCATACGCCCCTTTTTCGTTAACAAGCGAGGCCGGCGTTGCACAAACGCCGCTTGAGGGTTACATTGACGTAGATCAACAAATCTATCCAACAGTAAACACGGGAACGGTTAACGAGAACGGTAAATGGTCCGGTGTCAAAAGCAATGACGATGAATTTTTTGGATTTACTAAAGCTGTTGCTGTAGCTAATACCGGAGAATTTTTAAGTCCCGATACTGGCACAGTTAATCATATAGATATGACTGGATTTAACGATTTAATATTAGCAGTAAAACCAACAGCAGGCGGAAATTGTGTATTACAAGCAGTTATGGGGCCGGATACTAACCGGTTTGCTAATTTAGAGCCTGTTAACGCAGCAGCAGCGCTACGTGGTAACTTAGTAGGGCAGGATGGATCTAAATTTAATGACATATTAAGTGACGTAAGCGACGGTTTAACGGCTGACGTATGGAATATTTATATGATATTTAACAATTTAAAAAACCAAAAGAATTTACAATGGCGAATAGTAAATAATACAGGTCAAGAAGCAACGTTTGAAGTTGCATTTATGAGGTTAGTATGAAATTAACAAAAGCAAAAGCAAAAAAGAGATTAATGGAAGCAGCAAGTAAAATGAGTACTGTTTTAGCGTTTGATCGTGGGTTTTTATCTACTCAACGTTTAAACAAATTACAAAAACTAAAAAACGAATTGGTTACTATTGCTAAAAGTATACAATGATCGCCGAACTATTACTATTACAGGGGTTGTTGAATAAGACTAACATGGTTACACCTAACCAAACAACAACCTCCAAAGGTTACGGTGATGATTTTATTACTAATGATTACATTGAAAGAGGCCGTAAAGGATATGGACTTTAATGTGGTCAAGGTGGATTGATGAAGATAAAAGCTTTGAGCAACTTGTTATTCGACTCATCGTTATTTCGTATCTTATTGAAAAAGGTCTTGCGTCGGGAATAATGTAAAATGGCCATAGCCGCAATCCCGCCGGGCGTAGAAATTAAAAAATTAACTAAAACGCAAGAAAAAGCGTTAGACAAATTATTACAGCAACAACGTGATGAAAACACGTTGCAAACTGCTATTAGAGTTGCAGTACCGACGTTAGCTTTTGTTGGCGTTGCGGGAGTAGGTATTGCAACAACTTTTGCATATCTTAAAGATATAGAATTGCCATCAGTAAAGGATTTAGTTACAAGCGCCGGAGTTGATGCCGGCGGTATAGTTGCCGATGTGATTACAACTGTTGTTGGTAGAAACGAACCAAGAACGCCGGAGTATTTGCCAAGCGGCGCCGGACCTATTCCACGATGTACACGTTGGGAAACAGATTATCTTGATTCTAGAGTACAACAAGACAAGGCTAGTGATCTTGAAAAACCATTGATAGCATTAGGCCAATTAAATATTCTTAAAAATATGAAAAGTGAAGGCTGTTCAAAACCGCCACGAGTTCCACAAAACCAATGGGACGAAGCTTAGATGGAAATTAATAGTTTAGTACTGTTAGGCTATGCCGTAATTTGGACTATTTTTTATTGGTTCTTATCGCAATATATCGCGGAGTTATCGCGTAAAAAATGGACTACATGGGTACAATCTGAAGAAAGTGACGACGTACTAGTTGAAGCATTACAAGCCGTTATAGAAGAAATAGAAATACGAATGCATGACAAATTACAACAGTTTCAAGATTCTTTTTTTGGTTCTGTCGGAGCCATGACGAAAAAAGCTAAAGATTTGGATCCTATGAATAATGTTAGGAAAGCGGCAAAAGACGGCGACTGGATGAGTTTAATGGTTGAATATGCGGCTAATAAGGCCGGATTAGGGGCAATAATAGGGCAACAAGCCCCCAATACAAGCAAAAAAGAGGGGGTAACTAGCTCTAAAACACCCCAAACTACTAACTATCTTATCGATTATTTGAATAAATAAGAAAAAATAAGTGTATCTATCTACCTAAAAATTAAATATTTTATTTATAGAATTAAGGTTACTTCCTTTATTTCTTAATTATATAATAAACGTTATCTTTATATATGTAAACTTAATGTGGACAGTAGGTGTAACTGTGGTAATACAATTTGAAGAGAACCGAATACGTCAGCAAGAAATCGAGGTTAGAGCCTTGATAGCAATAGTAAGATATGGGAAAAGACCAAAACATACTTATGCACAAAAAGAAGCATTTACTAAACTGTACAACATAGCATTCCCGGAAAAGCTAGCAGAAAAAATAAATAAAGAGCAAACTAAATTATGAATTGTAAACGTTGCGATGGCGGTTACATTATAGCGCCTGCATACCCTGTAAGCGCTAGGCGCATAATTTGTGAAAATTGCGGTATAGAAAAATGATATGTAAACGTTGTAAACAATACATACCAGATAACAGTAGATCTACAGCACAGGGGTATTGTCGGCACTGTGCAAAAGCAACGGGGGTGATTTAAATAATGGGCCGTAAACCGGGACCACCAAAAAACACTAAAGTGTTTAGAATATCGCCGGATGATGATGTCAAAATAGATGACATACTAAAGTATTGGCAAGCCAATAGGGGTTTCTATAATGTTAAAACTTATACTCGAAGCGACGTTGTAGGACAGGCAATTAGACAGTATTGGTTACAGCAAAAAGCAAAGCATGAAACTGATGGCAAATACTGCGGTATATGTGGCAATCCGACACGTAGAGAAGAATAATAACATACAGTCTACTAGGGTTTTATGGCACCAAGACGTAAAGCCCCAAGACGTAGGGCAAAAAAATCATTTAATATAAGTGCAATAGAGGCAGGTACTGCACTATCATTAGCACAATCTACCGGAGCAGATCAAGCCGTTCAATCAATGTTGAAGGGCGACGTTGCAGGTGGACTTAAGGTACTACAAAGTAATGTAGCAAGCAATAAACAACGCATCACGGCCACCCTAGCCGGTGCATTTGTGGCAAAGTCACTGACTAGTGGATTTGGAAATAAGGTATTAGCTAAGCTAGGACCAATTAGGGTAAAAGCATAAGGAAATAAATATGGCATCATACAGAGTAAGAGAAGGATCAGTAACAGCAGCAGACAGTTTTACAAATTTAGGATCGTTATACGGTCAAAGCACAACAACCAGTGTACAGGTTCCTGCCGGAGCAAGCGCAATTGTTGGCATGATTGTAAGTGTATCACATGACAGCGCAACAAACGGCGCTGCAACATTCGCAGTACAATTAACCGGTGACGGACTCACCGAGCAGCAAACCATGACAGTAGGAAGCGCAGGCGTAGATGGTACACCTGCATCTAACGGCGCAACAAACCCACCGTTCAAATGTGATGTTGCTATACCTGTCACCGCTTCCAATCAAATATCTATTGCCGGAGCAATGGATACCGACATCGGAACCGCGCAAATGTCTGTCTGTCTAATTTTTGCTTAGGTAAATAACAATGGCAAGAAAAAGGAAGGCA